CTATTTATCTTCTTTGTTTTCAAGTAATCTTTGATACTCGTATAACTTTATTATCGTTCTGAATCTGGCATCTGATAAAGATGTTTTTCCATTCCTTAAATCTTGCACAGTTTGATATGGTAATCCGGAATTTTTAGCAATTTTATATCCCGTTTCTTTTTCGAATAACTTTTCTATTGATTCAATTATTTCTTTTATTGCTGTCATTTTTATCCCTCTTCCATAAATTGATAAGCAGTAAAGTAGTAAGCAGTGCAACAACACTTTTACTTATATCGTTGCCTAAAAACACGTTTATCCAAATAAGAATGATTAAAATAATGTAAATTGTTTTCATAGTATTTTAGTGTTAGAATTTATATATAGACAGCCCTTTCGGGCTTGTCTACTTACTTATCGTCTTTTTTCAATGTTTTCGCTATGGCAATTGCTGACATTGTATAAAAGGCGATTTCTGCTATAGTTTTAAAATTTTCTAACACTTTTTATCCTCCTCTCAACTGGTATACCTTATTATAACACGGTTAAACGTGATATGCAATACTTTTTATAAACTTTTTTCGTTTTTTTGCATAAAAAAATAGGCAAGTACCGTAGTACCTGCCTGTTATCTACATTTAAATCTTGAGAGAAATGTTAAAAAGTTCTAGTAAAATAATAGCACATTTTATCTTTAAATGTAAATAGAAAGCAGGTATGTAACGCACCTGCTTAAATAGACATGACTATGTCATTCTAACTGATTTCTCCCCATAAGTCACCTAATATCTGATTAGGTGGGGCAGAACCATTCCATGTTCTAATAGGCAAGTAATAACGTTGCCCCTCCCATGTATATCCTACCCAAACATGACCATCTTGTAACATCACTTCTGTATAATCACAATATCCACCAGGTTGGAACTGATAACCCACTGGACAAGATAAGAATGGCCCCACTTTTCTTACTGTGATTGGTTGATTGCCGTTTGTGAATCTAGCACTTTCTTCCATGTAGTAAGTACCATATTTATTACGTTTCCATGCACTTGCAACTGGTTTAACTGTATTACTTGAAGCGCTTGACTCATTAGAGACAGTGGCAACCGGTATTTTACCATCCATATACGCCCTAATCTGCTTGATAAAGTAGTCTTTAAGTTGCAACCGCTTGTCTTCTGGCAATAGACCGCGAGTTACTGGGTCAAAACCAGTGTGTAAAACCGAACTTCTATGAGGGCATGATGTTGAAGTAAATTCATTGTGCAATCTGATTGTATTTCTGTTTGCTGGTAATCCCCATTTTTTCAACAATCTAGCGCATTCTTGGAAAGTTGCCTGTTCATTTTTTAAGAATGTCGCGTTATCTGCGCCCATTGATTGACATACTTCAATACCGTAATAATATTTATTACCTATTTGATTAGCGGTATGCCAACCTACTTGTGATTCATCTAAGGCTTGCCAAACTGTGTTGCCTGATACATAACTATGCGCAATGCCCGCTTCTAATCTTGATAAAGGTGCATTTACTAATCCGTTACGATATGCTTCAGCAGTCGCCCCTTTGCTCCCTGCGTCGTTGTGTATAACTATACCTTTAGGGTTACTACCACGCTTAGGTAGGTCATAACCTTTAACCACATCTTTGATGATTTTAAGTTCTGCTGCTTTAGGTTGTGGCTTAGCTGTTTCTTTTTTAGGTGCTTGTGTAGGAGATTGAACTGATCGTGGCGCTGTCTCACTTTTAAAATTCGGACGGATAAACCACATAGGGAAATCATAAGCATGTTGTCGTCTTGTAACTTTTTCCCAACCCCAGCCGGGTTGTTCGATTCCGTCAGTCCAGCCACCGCCTAGCCAATTCTGCTCATATACAATGATGTAATCTAAAGTTGCTTCAATTACCCATGCTACGTGTCCGTATCCTGCACCGTAATTACTACCGAACACAACCATGTCGCCGGGTTCTGCCAAAAAGTCTGGTGTATTTTGGTATACAGTAGCTAGTCCATCGAAATCGTTTGCAAATGGTATATCTTTTGCACCTAAACCTTTTAGAAGTAATCCAAACAAAACTTTCCAACCAGCATTGGCATAATCAAAGCATTGAAATCCATACCATAAGTCCGCATTGAATTGTTTTCCCTCAGAAGTTTTCAACCACTCTATAAACTCTTTTTTAGTTAATTTTGCTTGCATTGTCGCCACCTCCATGATGATACTCATTCACATCAAAGCCAACATCGTTAGAGGCGTCTGTGAAAGGTTGTGATGTATCATATTCTTTTGGTGCTTTCGTGCTTAATTCGGGCGTTAAACTACGGTCTTGTGATGATTTCCACGTAACTTGTTGTTCTTCTTTATTGCTATCTCTAGGCGCTTGATATGTCTGTGCTATAGATGAATCTGAGACGCCTTTTGACGTTGGGTCAGTAATAACGCCAATACCTGTAAGTAACGTGAGGATAGCGCCTATAATTGCGCTAGCTTGATTTAATTGAGTAGATAAATCTAATCCGAACAAATCCGTGATTTGCTTGATAAATAGCAACAATGCTCCAACTAAACCAGTTAGTACTGCTTTGTTTTTGAATCTCAATTTCCAGTTAATATCCATTTGTTTGCTCCTTTTATCCAAAATAAAAAAACGACTAAAAATTAGTCGTTTAAAATTATTCAATGGTCAATGTCGGAGATCCTGAATAAACATCACTTATAGTGACATACAACGTCCCTGAAGGATTACTAAAGTTGATATTTTTACTTGCAACTCCGCTATTGACCCCTGATATTCCTAATTCACTTGACCCTAAATTAGTTTGCGAAATCCTCATTATACCGCTACGTACATTTTCTATTGTCACCTGATAACTTTTATTAGGTTCAACTCCATTTATTGTCCATTTTGCTGTTGAATCTTCTATGCTATCCGGATATTTATTTTTAGGTAAGGGTTTAATTACAAAAGATGAAGGCTTTTTCCATACTTGGATATTTCCAGCATATACTTTTGTATATTCTTCACCTTCGTAAATAAACTTCTTTACATTTTTAAAATTACCTTCCATAAAATCACCCCTTAATTAAGTAAATCTTTTTGATACAAATAATTATATTCTGTTTCACTGCCTGTCCAAACATTCAGTGACGGCTGCGAAGAACCGATAGGTTGATAAAGTTTATCTGCTTCCTCTTTTGTAAAAGCATTTGATGATAAAAGATAACGTTCATCATGACTGTGATTTATGTCTGATTTTTTTGATAAAGCATTTTCTAATCCTTCAATCTGTTTGATTGTATGACTATGATTTTTATCTGCATACAAACTGTTTAATGATTGCTTGAATCCCTCAAAATCTTCTGTACTAACTTTTGAGCCAATCTGTTGCAATACACTTTCTGAAATAGAGTTGTTTTGTATTGCTTCTGCTAATTCTCTTAATGTATTCATAGATTCAGGCGCGCTATCAACTAGTTCAGCAATTTTTGAATCCGTATACGTTTTAGAGTCGTTGAGAGTTGTATCTTTGATTTTTTCAACTTCTTGCAATTTATCTTCTAACCCTTCAACATTTGCGATATTGATTTTGTCCAATAACTCAGGTTCTGCTTTGATATCTGTATCTTTACCATCAATTTGCCACATTTTAGTGTCAGGATTGATTGATACTACAGTACCGTTTTTACCGGGTGCGCCTTGTTCTCCTTTTTTACCTGCTTCACCTTTTGCACCAGGTTGTCCCGGTTCGCCTTTATCACCTTTCGCACCTTTAAATTTACTTTCATTCTTTTCGATGTAAGAAATAACATCTTTATCTATTTTCTCTTTAAAGTCTTTGCTCAATAAATCTGTCGCGTTATCTTTTAAGATTCTCGTAATAGCATCATCTACCAATTTAACATCGATTTCTTTTGCTACAGCAGATTCAATACCACTATCAATGATATTGAAAGAAAAGTTTGCGACATGTATTTTTTCTTCTTCTTTCTCTAAAAACAGCTTACAGCGAACATAACCAGCGTGTTTGATAACCTTTTTAGGTATCTTGTAGGTAAGGAACCCTTTTACAACATCGTCGATAATCAGGGGCTCATTTTTGAATATAGAGCCATCTTCCATAAACAAATGTAATCTAGGTGTTAAGCCATGTGCTTTTAGATCGATACGACCTTGTTTGTCATTGATACCTATTCTTATAGATGCTGTATTTTCATCTTCAGTGTAAAATCGACAGCCAACGTCACCTAAGTCAACACCATCATTTTTTATTCTCGTTTCAACATCTTTTATTTTGTACATTTATACACCTCTTTATTTATATTTATCCCTTGTGAAGTAGATACCTTTTAAGCCGATTTGTTTATATAACTTAGCGATTGTACTTGCTTGATGTTGGCACCACTCTATAGCAGTAGCGTATTGGTGGGTAGCTGGATTCTTAGGATTCCATCTAATTCGGTACAACGTGTTTTGACCTTTATTGATGTAATCCTTTCTTACGAAGCTAGCACCGCCCATGATTGCTTTTGCTGGAGATGCCCAACCTTTATTCTTAGCAAATTTCATTGCATAATCAGGGTCGTTGTCGAATGCACCAATACCGAAGTAATTATATGCACCGTATCTACCACTAGCGAAGTTACTTGTTCCGTATCCACTTTCTAAGAAAGCGTGCGCGATCAAATAGATTTCGTTAATGTTGTTTTTCTTACAGGCTTCTGCAAATGCTTTGCCTTGTCCGTCTAGCGTTCCTTTCCCTTTGAGTATCTTATTAAGCGCACTAACTGAAACGCCTTGATACTTGCCTAAATTAAGCATTTGATAGCATTGTGTGTTACTTTCCCATATTCGCTTAACATTCATTGCTGAGCTCGTTTGTGCTCGTGTTGCATTAGCCCAGCCCCATGTATGAGATTTTTTCGGGTTACCCCTAGACATTTGTCTATCCAGTGCTTGCTGGAACGTGAACGGACTTTTTTCAGTAACGATGCTTGGTTTTTCATCTGATGCAGTGGGTCCTCTTGTTGACGCACTGTCAACCGATGTTTTATCACTAATTCTTATTGTTGTTTTTGTAGTTACTTCTTTAATATTTTCTCGTTTCAATATATCTCGTTTGATGTACGTCTCAAGCATTTTCTTTTTGACTTGCTCATACTTTGCGTCATCCGGTATACCTTGCTTAATCAAGTCGTAATTAATTAAATCTTTCATACTACGCCAAATATTAGGGTCTACCTTTAACGTCGTTTCAGATAATTCTTTATCTGTTCCTGACAACAACCATACACCCCGTATTAAAGCTTGTATTTGGTTCATTAAGAATTGACGCTTACTATCTGTTTGACCACCACATACTTCAATAACCAACCAATTAGGGTGACGCGGGTCATCAAAATTGGTTGGTCTAGCAAGCCATGTAGCCTCTCTATCGACATATAAATGCGGTATTTCATAATCACTTATAAACTTATTTCTTTGCGTATACAGTTCGTCTACAGAACGCATATGCATTGATTCTTTTATATATAATCCTTGAATATCTGAGCGTTCATCACCCATTACAACTATATGATCAATGAAATGCTCTTCTTTATCTAAAACATTGCTGTAAGCAGTGTATTTTACTGTTTTAACTTCTTTAAATTGCGGTTTCTTCGCTTCGCCAGTAATTGTTGAGTCATTGGCTTTTGATGCTGAACTTGTATCAGTACTACTAGGTTTGCTAGTATCTTTTGAATATGGAGGTCTGACAAAGCCTGTAACACTTACATAAGGGTGTCTTACTAAACTTCCCGGAGAACCTGTCCAACTATTAGAATTAACCCAGTTTTGGTCAACGCTATAAAAATAACTTTTATTAGATGGTCCTACTACTATTGCGGTGTGTCCGTCCGAACCTATTCCGTTGCCAGGGTGCCAAACTGCGATGTCTCCAGGTTCCGGTACAAATCCAGATGAATAACGATAGAATCGGAAACCCTTAGGATATCTGTAATTAGCCATATCCTTAGCATTGCCCCATGTTACAAAACCCCAATATCTTTTAAAAATAAAGTTAGGTGTATCCCAACATTGACTGCCCCGATAATTATCTATATTAATCCTCTTACCAATATTCGACTTTGCCCACTCCACCACTTCACTAGCTGTAGGCTTTCTAGTCTTTGGGTTAGGTAATCCCATGTATGCACCTCATTTCAATCAAAATAAAAAGCCAGTGCCGAAGCACTGACTCTTAACTGTTATTTACATTTACCAAACCAGAAGCACGCCCAGAAGCTATATCCTAAAATCCCTTTAAGCATGGTAATCACCTCCTTTAAATACCAAAAATAGTTCTTAGTAAAGCTATGACAATCGTACTGAAGATAGTCCCTATCAAACCGAGAATCCACATTTTTATGTCTCTAATATTCTTGGCATTCTTTTCTTTATTCTTTTCATCTTCTACCTTGTCGCGCTTTAATTCTTCAAAATTTCTATCTAATTTGTCATAAATCTTTTCTTGCGCTCTAAGACTATCTTCTATTCTGTCGAATTTTTCAAACATAGTCTTATCATTTTCTTCTAATCGCGTTAAACGCCAATCTTGTTCATGTCGTTTGGTAAAACCAAACATTACGCCACCTACTTTTTGTTAAATTAAAAAGCCACAAGCATTACACCTGTGACTTTTCATCTTTTGTTTCTGGATATTTTTCTCCAGTGATTAAAGCGTATTCTTCTTTATCGATTAAACCCTTGTCTACGTACCACTTAATTTGCTCGTTTTTATAGTAACCCCAAACATAAAAAGTTTTAATGTCTTTAAAAGTTGGATAAATCATCTTCATTATTTAAACGTCCCCCTCAGTACTTGTTTTGTTAGTTTTCAGTTCAGTCAACTGTTGTGTTAACATAGCGTTTTGTTGAGCTAATTCCATTGTTAATACGTTTACTTGTGCCACCTGCATTTGCATACTCGCAACCATTCCGCGAAGTTCCTCATCACTTAAATCTGACGCACTTTGTTGGTTTGATGCATTCGGTACGTCTTCTTTTTCGAAATTGCTATTGTATTTAATTTCGCCGTTAGTGAAAACAAACTTTCTAGGTTCGAACTCTTCTTTAAATTTAATAGGCACATTGTTATCATCTACATCTAAACTATTGCGTAAACCGCCAGTATTAACGAATCCGATAACTTCGTTTTTATCGTTTACTGTGATTTTCATTATTTCCACCCCATAATTTTAGTTATAGTAACTTTGTTGGCATTCGCTCCAGAACCTGATGTTTTACCTAAATCAAAGTACACATCGTTATCTATTCTTAAAGTAGTGCTAGTTGTTTTGGATAGTAAGCACTCATAAATACCGCCACCGTTGCCGTCTGAGTCAACTACATTCGCTTTACTCAATTGAATCGCGTTAGGTAATGCGGTTAGTCCGAATCCCTCAATAACGCCACCTGGATAAGTTCCACTTACCAACAAAATAGAATAGTTTGTGTACGGTTCAGTTAGATTGATTGTTGTACCTACACCATTTGCGCCACCGTCGAACAATACCGTTGATTTATGTTCATTAGGAACTGTCCACTGTTGCTCAAGTCTGCCGTTTGTGATTGATCGTGTGTAAATCTTTTTAGAGTTATAAGGTGTGAAGTTAAATAGCTTGTTTGTATCATCTTTAACGAATACCGATAAATAACCCTCATAACTTTCAACGCTACCTGGTAAATCCGGCACTCTTGTTGCATAGTAATTACCAGCAGTTAAATATCCCAAATCGCCTTGCGCATTATTTAAGTTAACTTGAATTGATTGACCATTCGCCTCTGTCATCTTATGTTGTTGCCAGCTCGTTGTTCCGAATTTATCATCTACATACTGCTTAGCTTGATTTAAAGCGTTGTTAGACGTTTCTTCAACAAATTGCTTAGTTAAGTTTCCATCATTCTTTTTATAAAACGGGTACCATGTGCCGTAGATTTTGTATTTTGTGTACTCATCGTTTGAATCGTCTGGGTACCATGTTGCACGAGCAGTATTATTATCAACAACATAAACAACTAACACACCAGATTTGCTTGATGTATAAGTTGATTCATCGAACGAAGAACCGTCATCAACACCATCTTGTCCAGGCTTCTCTAACGTGCCTATATCCGTCTTTTCTGGCGCATCTGTTGCATTAGTAATATGAATAATCCTAGATGTGTTAACTGCGCTTAAAACGCTATCTATGGACTGCTCATACGATTCAATTGCTTTACCGTAATCATCTGTAAGTTTAGACTTTTGCCAATTTGTTGTTGAATTACCTTTAACAAGGTCAGCGCCATTGATTTGTTGTTCAACTTCGTTAACACGTTCAAAAATCGCTTGCTCTTTTTCAACTATTTTATCGACTTCAGCTGTAACAGCTTGTGTTGCACTAGTTTGCGTCGCAGTAATAGCTTGTATAGCTTCGTTTTGCTTGATTTCGATTTGTTGAATGCCTTTTGTCGCACTATCATTCACTTTTGCTATTAACGTTTGTGTATCAGCCATATTTTGCTTTAATTGGTTAAAGTCTTTACCGACAGCTTCGATAGTATCTTGAATAGATTTGATATAAACAAGCTTTGTTATACCATCAAACCCACTAACTAAATCATTTTCAATATTGAAGCTAAATTGACGTTCAACAACAACATTATTACTCCCGTTTTGTGTAAAGAATGCCTGAGCATGCACCTTGCCTGAATGTTTTAAAAATTCATTCGGTATCACATACTGCAAACGCCCATTAATTGCGTCTACTATCGTTAATTCGTCTGAAATATAAGCCCCTCTATCTACGTTATAATCATCGGTTTTTAACACGATAGATGTTTTAACATGTTCAGAACTTATAGATAACGGTCTGTTATTCTTACTTACTGCAAAATTTAAAACACCAGTTCCTCTATCTGATTCATAGAAACTGATGTTTGTGTCAATAATTGGGTTATATTGTGATGTTGTTTGTAACTCGATTAAGTTATCGTCTTTCGAAAAATTATCTACTATCATTATTCAACCACCTTTCCCTCGAATAAACTCCATTTACCAACACCACCAGTACCAAAGTTTCTAACTAAAAATTGATGTGCAGACGGGAAGTTATTACGTCTTAATACTTGTGTTGTGTTACCTGGTGTATTCGATTTTACTTCTAATATCCAACCTGCAATACCTTTAAAGTCTTTAGGAAAATCAGTAAATCGTTTTGATTCTTCAGTAGTGATATAGAAATCTAAACCAACGATTTTTAAATCTGATAATTTTGTAATATTCTTAGGGATATGTTCCCAATAACCGGCGTTTTGCGGACAGAAATTCCATGCTCCGTTGTTTTTCTTATTGAAAATGTCAATGACACGTTCGAATTTAAGCATATTTCTACCTGTGCTGTTTCTGGTAAGTACTTGTCTTAGAGCACCATTATAGTGTCCAGGCAGTACATCAAAGAACCAACCTGCATCTCTAAACGCTTTCGGTAACGGGAAATCTAACGCATTTTGTGTGTCTTGCGTATAGATATAGTAATGACCAACTTCCGTAATATCACTTAGATATGCTGGGTTCTGTATTGGTAACGGTTTAACACGTCCGCCTGAATCAGTCATCGATACTTGAGGTGCAATGTTTTTTAAGAATTGGTTAACACCTCTTTGGCCGATGGAATAAATTGAGTGATGTCTGTTGTTACCAGGTCCAATAGTTACCCCTATTAAAAGCGCTTTGCGTCCTGTTTCTAGATCGTAATACATATCTAGACCCTCAGCTTCTTGGAAGTCTCCTTTAAAGTTATTATTCACACCGCCAATATCGATACGTCGTTTAAATAACAATTCTTTTGTTTTTATATCGAAACCTTGTAAGTAGTTAGGGTTGGCTGTATTCGAATCACCTGTATACCAATATAAGATACCTGCATCATAAGTGATACCTTGCATAGGTTGTGTATCTGAAGTGTATTCCATAGGTATATCCATTTGATACAATACTTTGTCTATACCTTTATCAATATCGTCAGCACTTCTAACCTCAACAAAGTTCAACGAATTCTTAAGTTGTCTTTCAGTGGGTTTATATTCACGTCTAAAAATCATTAAATTTTCTACCGGATTATAAATCGCTGACGTATATCTGTCGTTAAATATATTCGGCATGACATCTTGCATTTCATTACCATAAGTTATTTCTCCAGTTCTATATTGGAAACGTACAAACTTGTTGTTTTTGTTACTGTCCAATACAGCTGAATAAATCCATAATTCTCCATCAATGTATCTATACGCATTGTGTGTACCGTGACCGCCGTTTTTAACAAGCAATCTATCAATAAATTGTCCGTTGGGCTTCAATCTAGATAACATGTAATGATTACCTGGACGAGCTTGCGTCATATAAATAATTTTCGTTCTAGGGTCTACCCAAAATGATTGCATTACTGCGTTAGTATATGGCGATAAATCTGTGATGAATTCCGGTTCTTGCTCTTTTGGTTCAAATCGGTATTCTGTCGCTTGATATTCTTTATAGTGTTCATCTACAGCTTTCTCAACCTTTTTAGTGAAAGCATCTAGTGTTGAATAATCATGATACAAACGATCTTGCAATGTCTTATGATCATAACCAGTATTATCAACACGCGCGTCTTTTACCTCGTTGATACCGTCGCCGTTATGACCTATTATCATGTTGCTAAAACGGCCATTTAAATACGTTAAATAATCTTCAACACTGTCATTCAAGTATTTAATTTGTTTCGCTGAGTGTGCGTATATTTCTTCTTTTTGATGATATATAAACATTTTCTCAAGTTTGCTCATTCCATTATCAAGTAATCGATAGTTGTACTCGTGCTGAGCAACTACTTTTTCGCCAGTGATAGAATGCAAACTTGTTATTAATCCGTAAGCCATTGGTTGCCTCCTTTAGTCGTAAAAACTGTAATAATCCTTGATTAACTCGTACATAATAACCTCGTGACCTTTTTCGTTAGGGTGTAAGCCGTCCTCCATGCTCGCTTTCCTAAAAGCTGGATTGTATGGCTTAAAGTAATCTGTGTGATATGCGTCAAACACTGGTACATCTAACTCACTACAAGCTAATATTTGAGCGTTTACATAGTCCTCAAGTGTTAACCCTAGTTTGTTTTTGTCCGTGTCTTTACGGCGTATTGTTGTACCACTCATAGGGCATTGTCTTGTAGCTGTCATCACTAGTATTTTTGAATCTGGATTATTCTTTCTAATAACTTCAATTGCAGAACAAAAGGCACCGTAAAACGTTTTTGTATCCGTTTTATCAGTGCCTATCGGTACGCCTGCCCAATAACCGTGTAACCAGTCATCATCAGTGCCTTGTAATATGATTAGGTCTCCTCTTATTTGCTCTGCTTGTCTATAAATGCTGTTTTCTACCGCTTCTTTACCTATTGGAACTGTTGCCATTGTTGCGCCACCTCTTGCAAGATTAGTCGTTTTGGCTTTCAATTTCTTGCCTAACATTTCTGTGAAATTAGTTTTTGCGTGCGACCCTCTAGCTACAGAGTCGCCAATCGTTCCAATTGATTTGATGTTTCTTATACTTGATTGACTAGTAAAGTCGTACATGATCGTACCATTAGCAGTTGTAACTGTTTTAGTATTCATCTTATCGACTTTAGCGTTTATTTTTTCATTCTGCTTAACCAATTCATTATTTATAGATAAACTAGCATTAACTTTAGCGTTTAGTTCTCTCAAGTACTTAGCCGGGTCTGACTTTGTTGTTTTTACATTCTTAACATAATTCGTAGCTTCATGGATAGCTTTTCTATATCTGTCGCGCATTGTAAAATCGCCTAATACTACATCTTGTTTGATGATGTTGTTATATGCATCTCTATGTGTAGTAATCTCGACTATTCTTACTAAGTCGTTATAGCCTATAGTTGGTTCAGCCACTCTTACGACATCGCCAATTCTAGGGTTAGCCTCTGGAAAATGCTCAGGCTGTGCTACGAAGTCCAAAGAAATAGAAGCAGTGACACTTTTCTTTATCACTAGCTCCATTGATTTTTTTAAAACATCTTCTTTTTTTATACGTCCATCTATTAACGGAGGCGCTTCCCTTTTCCCAATCAGTTGTGCTAATGGGTGTGTGAATTCGAATTGTAATCCAGCCTCTGTATAAGTTTGTTGACCGTCAAAGTCGCCATAGCCTCTTATATATGTGTAGCATTTAGAAGCATCTTCTTGAATTTTGACATTATCAGTATTTACACCTGATTTGATGTAATAATCTGCTACTTTAGATAATTCATCGTACAAGTGAAACGTCTTAGTTTTAGCTTCATATTCATATTCGAGATGATAACGTTCAAGTCCTTTTTTAAATATCTCAAGTCTTGTGTCTCCCTTACCTAATCCCTCGAACTTTGATGCGTCAACCTTAGTGTGCAATACGTACTTATAACTAGTTCCTTTAAATACAGTGTTAAAAAACTCTACGCCTGTGAAACTTTCGTTATATTCTTGGTAAATCCTAGAATTGTTTAGATCATCTAGTTCTTTTTGTCTCGCTTTGAGACTAAGTTTGATTTTATTTCCGATTGTTGATTTATCAAGCATTACTATCACATATTCGTTGAGGTCATCTTCCCCTTTTATATTTGTGATAGTCCACATCTTTGTAATAGCGCCGATTGCGTCGAAAGTGCTGGCATTTTCTATCATATCAATGTCTAACGTACTATCTTCATTCAATTTTTCGTTTAATTTTGTATTAACATGAATCGCATGACCGACGCCTTGCAAACTTTTTAATAATACCGGCATATGCTACTCCTTATCTGTAATATAATTTGTGTCTAAAGACTATCTTTTTCATAAGTCTGTTGGCTTTAAAATGATTCCAACCAGGATACAACACCGGTTGTTCTAACGTCTTGTTGTATAGGTCAATATTTAAATTGCCTCTATATGTGTGCTTGTTATCAAAAATAATTTTATCGCCTGCCTTTAAATCGACATCTTTAATTACTGAGATGTTTCCTTTATCCATATAGAAAGTGAAACCGTCTTTATCATCAGCTTTAACATCTTCGGCCAATTCAATTTCAACTACATTGAATTGGTTGAATTGTGTTAATGCCACATCTCCGTTGTAATAAACATCTCCAGAACTCGTATTATAGAATGTCATTTGTCTACTTCTATCATTTTCATTTAGTGCTATTCTGTCCGGAACTGACCATTTTTCTAAATCGTTATCACTTTCTAAATCAGTGCTATAGCCGATACTTTCAAAGAACGGCAATTCTGTCGTCTCAAAGGTCAACGTGATTTCTCCTGATGTCTTAGTTGTGTCAAAAGATACTTCGCTAACTAATCCAACGAATAGTTGTCTACCGTCAACATAATCTAATTCAAATTCTTGTTCTAACGGTTCGAACATATTTTCAAATTTGATAGTGTTATCCGGCGTTGCCAATTCTCTTAGGTAAAAGCGACCATAAAACAATGTTTGAATGTCTGATTTGAGATGTGATGCATAAGCGATTTTAGGTACTTCATACCTCAATCTTAATTCAACTTTTTTATATTCTTCTTTAGCGTAATTGTGAAAACGTCCGTCAACACCATCTAAAGGCGAATAATTCCTTTTGTAACCCGAACCGATAACATTGTAATCAAGCACTCTCAAATGTTTGTAAGTGAGAGGATTGTCACTGATTCTATAAGTTACACCGTTTTTTACAATTTCTACATCATGGGCTATCAATAAACAAACCTCCCTTACATTAAGTTGAAACTACCATCTTTTGCATCCATATCGTCAATGTGTGATTTAATCATGTTAAGATCGCCCTCATTCCTAACAGTTACATTAACAATAGGTCTGTTATTTTCTTTCATGCTATGTTGCACATCGTTTGTCATATGACCATCAACACTTGGTGTCAAACTATCGTTGAAGCCATCTGTTAACGTTGAACCTAACTCACTTGTAAATGTTTTACCGAAGCTAGTAGCCATTACTTTAGCTTGTGATACCGCTAAGCCTTTACCTAAACCACTACCTCCACCATGTCCACTTACAAACGAAGTTACAGAGTCCCACGCTGATGAAATCGCATCGCCTACCGCGCTCACTACTTTGTGCGCGGCGTTAGCTACACCCTCAGCTACTTTGCCTATTAATTCTGCTCCGGCATTTAAAAAATCGCTGAAAAAGCTTTTAATCTTATCAAGCGCGTTTTTCATGCCGTCGCCTACATTTGAGACAACTCTTTTAAATCCATCAGCTACTTTACTTGCGAAACTTGTAACTGTATTCCAAATATTAGAAACCCATTCGGAACCTTTTGTGATAATAAAGTTTAGTGCTTGCCCCATTTTTTCAGCTACACTCGAAGCCACTCGACTGAACCAGCTTGTAACAGTGTTCCAAATACTGCTAACAAAATTAGTGATTGTACTCCATATCTGTGACCAACTTGTACCAAACATAGAAAGTGTTCGATTCATTACTCCAGTTAAAAAGCCGATAATTGACTCCCAAACTGATTGCATGTATTGCCAAATCGTATCAAGTACATTGGTAATCGTAGTTTTAATTGTCTCCCAAGCACCTGAGAAGTCGCCAGTAAGCAATTGAATTAAAGCAGTGAATAAACCTACTATGATTTGGACTGCTACGGATATCACTGTTCCTATGGCTTGGAACGCAATTGTAATTAAAGTCCACAAACCTTGTATGATATTCATAACATTTGTAATAATGCCTATTACCAAAACACCTAAGACTTGCATGAATATTTGTCCTAATACTTGCAATATAGGCATTATCGGTTGTAATGTTGATTGGATTTTGCCCCACAATTCAGTTAACCAGCCAACTACACCTTGAATCGCACCAGAAACCGCCGTTTTAACACCGTTCCATGCTTCAGTAATAGTGTTTCTGAAATTCTCGTTTGTTTTCCATAAATAAACTAGGACTCCAATGAATGCACCAATTACTGCAATTACTGCTAAAATAGGCGCTGAAATCGAACCGAAAACACCTGTTAATGCTGACATAGCTCCAGTAACTAGACTTGATGTTCTAACGAAGCTTAAAATCTGTTTGATAACGCCAAATAAGCTCAAACCAAACACATTTGTAAGCACACTACTTATAGCAACAACTGGAGCCATTAAAGCCCAAAATGCACCGCCTAAAATACCCATAACACCAATAATCTGCGCTACTGCTGGATGTGTTTCAAACAGCTTAGCAATGAAACCAGCTAAATTAGTGATGAAATCTAATAATTTACTAGCTATAGGAGCCATTGCAGTACCAAATGCTACTAACGCTTTTACGATATTACCGATTAACTGCATAATAGTAGGACCATTCTCTTGAACGTAACTGATAAAGTCTTTGAACCCTTGTGATTGTCCTACTTGTTCTGACCATGCTCTGAATTGAGAAGTTAATTTAACTAACCAATCAAAAATATTAGAACTGTTTTGAGCAAAAGCAATCATTAAATTACCAATACCAGCAAATACATTGCCAAATATCTGGCCAATCTTAGGTAAATTAGTGGTAGTATAGTCAATAAACGCTTTAATAGCATTCTGACCAGCTACACTATTAGCCCAATTTTGGAAAGCTATAGACATGTTCTGTAGTCCTTGAGACACAAATTTGAACAACGGCATTAATTGAGTGAAAATGTTAACTAATCCGTCGCCAAATCGTCCTGCAGCGTTCAATAAATCTCCGAAGATTGCACCACCTATGCTATTCAATGCTTCAAACGCTTTCTTAGCCGTTTCAGAATGTTTAACCCAATCCTCAAACTCGCGCGCGTTCGCTTCTACCAGCATAGATACTTCGGATAAGAAAGGTTTTAATTGCGACATCGCACTTGTAACGCCTCTGATACCCGCTGACATCGCATTAAAGATACTTGCTTGATTCTCTTTTACAATGCCTTGCCATGTAGTTTTTAACTGATCGCTTGCATCTCTAAAGTTTTGAACTTCTTTTGTTACTGCTAATGTTCCATCTTTTACCATTTTTAGTGCAGTAATAGCCATTGCGCCGAAACCAACCGCTCCAACACCTGCTACAGAGAATGCACCAGCTAAACCAACGACGCCACCACCTAATACACCAACGGCATTAAGTACCGCCATAATAGCCGGAACTAATCCAGCAATTACTGGTATTAACGCTTGTATACTAGCAATCATTAAACCTTTGACTTGTTGTGCGAAGATAGTACCGAAAGTTCTAATATTTGATGCGATGCCATCCATTGTTGATTGATACTGATCTAACGCTCTTTTACCAGCAGTCAACGCTACTTGCATTTTCGTCATTCCAGTTGTATCAAAATCTAATTTAACAGTGTGTTTGCGCCAACCAGCTAACATTGCTTTAGAAGTCGCAACATTTCTTTTTAATCCGCTTGCGTCGCCATCAATTTCAACTTTTTTACGTCTGATATTCGATAGTTCTGCTTTAACAAACGATATGACTTGTTTCACTTTGCTAGCATCTGCATCGATATTAACTTTATGTTCTCGCCATCGCTGAGCCATCGATTTAGCTCGCGTTAACTCTCTTTGGTAATCTCTTATGTTAGCTGTAACTTCTGTCTTGATTTCGTCCGGTATATCAGTTTTAGCCATACGTTGAGCAGTTCTCATATTCCTTTTAAAATCACTGATTATAGCTGTAATACGAGCTAGAAAATTCTTTTCCATGCCTAACCTCCTTTATGACTTGTTTTTAAGCTGTTAAGGAACTTGCGAGTCCCTTGTTTTTGTATTTCTCTTTTACGTTTGTTTTTAGCTAGCTCACGCTGTTTCATTTTTTCATATTCGTCTTCTTGACCACGAATAATATAATGTTCTCTTTCGTTCTGCCTAACAAAACGTTTTAGTGATTTACCAGCTTGAGCGACCGCATTATATTGAGCGCCGTACAACGAGATGTCCCTTTGGTCAATCAATGCTTGTCTAGCGCCAATAATCCAGTCATTCCATTCGGCAGGTAGCATGCACATTAGCTCGTCATTACTCATATAACCTATGTAACGACTTGTCATCTGCCTTATTTCCGAATAGTCTAATAAGGTGCTACGGTCATGATTTCTTTGTAGTTGTTCTTCATCATCTCGATACCAGCTTTCGCGCCCTCTTTCTCGTCTTCTTTGGCTAACGATGGCGCTTGGTTCATCTGTTTCCAGAATAGACGTGATTTCTGCTTGAAAAAACCACTATTATTCATTACGTCCAACGCACCTTGTAAAAGATTCAACGTGTCGTTTTCTCTTTCGATGATTTCCATAATTTCCGCTTCAATATCTTCTCTTTTAGGTGCACTTTTACCTAGATAAGCTGTTGCACATTCCCAAAAGTCTACAATTGCCACTGTGTCACGCTCTAATAAAGCGTTATAAACATTAGTAAATCCTGAAATCGTTTGTTTTCTACCTTTGTTATCTTCTTGTTCAGTTGCAAATTTTTTAGCGGTTTTATCGAACATAAATGTTGCTTTTGCTTTCACTTCTTCATTGTTAATCGTTAATGATGTAATTGGATTAAAAGTTGTTTCAGTCATATTAAATACCTCGTTTATCGTTATTTTGTACAAAAAAATAGAGGGCTTATGCCCTCGTTAATTACATACTTAAATCGCTACTGCCAGCAGTTGTTTTTTTAGTTCGGTTTTCATAACTATCTTCGTAAGCGTTCATGTCTTCGAATTCAACAACCGGAGCCAATGCGCTAGGGTTAAGCCATTCTTTTGGTAAATCGTTGATTGTACCATCTGCACTATTGAACTTAACTTTCGCTGTGATTTCGATTTTGTTATCTTCATCATCAAATGACCATTCGTGCTCTTCGATAACTACATATGCGAATACACCGTGATGTTTGCCATCGCGTTTTTTAGTTTCCCAAATCCAAACACGTAATTGTTTGAATTGCTTAACCGATTCTTTTAATGCTAATTGACCTTTATCTCCCGGAACGACATCAAGCGTCAACTTGATTTCTTCTTCGACAGAGTTACGGCTATAATCTTTCTTACCGCCTTGAATGATTTCAGCAAGGTCATTACTGATAGTGTGCCCACCCTCTGCTAAACTACCTAAAAGCGTTGCTTCTTCGATAGTTAGCTTCTTAGCTAAATCTTTATCAGCGATTTGGAGAGCGACAATATATTTATCCTGCGCCATTCGTTACACTCCTTTGTAATGTGTTATGTCTGTATTTAAAAACAAGCCGAATGATACCGTGTTTAGTGTACTGATCTATGTCAGTAATAACTTCTTGTGTATCAATCCGACTTTTAATGAATGAATAATAATCAATTTCGATTTCGTTATTTAAGACGAAGCCTAAAAATTGAATTATTTGTGATGCCTCATCTCTATTACGCGCTTGACTATAAACATGCAATGTGATGCCGACATCTTCGACCATGCTCGTGGTCGTTTCTTTGTTAGTGACGTTTGTTTCACCCACAACGATATATGGGTAAACAGCGTCTTTTTGAACGCAATCAAAAACCCTACCGTCCAATTGTTTTTGGATAATAGGGTTACTTTTTAATTTGTTATATACTTTGTTAAATAAGTACCGTTCAACTGATACCCACATATCTTAACCACCTCACGAAAAATACTTATTAAAGAATGCTCGCCCAGCGTCTATTGCCGGCTCCCAAAAAGGTTGAGCATGTTGTCCTTTAGTAGTGTGCCACTTACCGTTTGCATCCTTGTATGACCACGGTATCTTTTTCGCTCTACTACCTCCAGCGCCTGTTGCATATATACCAGTACCATAATTGACATATATTGCGTATTCACTACCAATATTAATAACACCAGTAAAACCGCCGTCTTTAAAGTCCATTGTTACACTTTCTCTAAGATATCCGGTATCAACTGGCATTAATGAAATGATTGTATTGTGAATCTTAGCAGTAGTCTTTGCTATACCTCGTTTGACCCATCGCTCCATGTCTCGCTCGTAATTTTCCAACTCTTTTACTAAGTCCCAATTACCATACTTAACCTTTGCCAATAGATCGCACCCTCAATCTAGTTAAATTGATTTCATGTTGTCCGCCTTGGTCGACCGGTTCGCCTACAACTTCGTACGTTTTACCCTCGTAATTAAATAAAGTTTTGTTTGTTATTGGTATGTGATACGGCGTATATAGGTTACGGTCGAAGTCTTTGCTCATTTGATGAAATTTGAGTGTCTCGCTTGATGTAGGCGTATCCATAAATCCTTTAATTGTTTCGTTACTTTTAAAACGCTCGTATTCTTTAGGAAATGTTCCTGCAACTTCAACCTCTCCAATTTCAATTGTGTGCGGAAACTCATCAAACGGATTAAACATATCGCTTACCCCAACTTAACTTACGATAAGGCATTAGATAAGCATAAGCACTACTAGGTATGTCAGTTACATAGGTATAACTCACGGTGCCCATCGTGCGCGCTGAGATATTGCCAGTTGTACCAAACTTGATACATTCAGCAATAAACTTCTTAACACCCGACGGCACTTCTTTGTCATCAAACTTCTGATTACAATAATCTTCTGCAACACCTTTATATTCTTCAATAAGATATTCGATCTGCTCATCGTTAGACGAATCATTGAGTGAAAGTCCATTAATCATTTTGACGTCTTTTGCGTCCATTACTTAACACCCTCTAAAGCTTTGATAAGCTCATCTTTTTTCATATCGCTATAGCCTTTAATTTCACGCTTTTTAGCAAGTTCTTTTAATTCTGCTACTTTCATATCAGATAAACTTTTTTGCTCGTCAGCGCTCGCCTCAGACTGTTCTGTTGTATCGTCTTCAACAAGTTTGATAGCGATTAAGTTACGGCGGTTGTTTGTTGTAGATAATTCAGTGAACCGTTCTTCTGATACTTCTAACCCATCACGTGGGTAAATGTCTCCCACTTGATATTCATGTCCATTGTCTTGTGCATCTTCAAAACGTTCGATTACTTTATACATACGTCACTACCTCCTATTACATTTCTAAGCTTCCAGAACCTTTAGTGATTTTCACTGCTTTAGATTCATCATATAAATATGCTACATAGTGCTTATCACTGTATAATGCAGTTGTTTTTGTTGATGCGTCACGCGCTACTTCTAAGAAGAAATCACGTTTCAAGATTAATTTAACTGCACCTTTTTTAGCTAAAATAGCTGTGCCAGCTTCTAACTTATTAGTACGTACAATGATAGCACCTAGAGCTTCGCCAAACGCACCTTTAACGATGATGTCATCGCCTAATTCGGTTGCACGTGTAAAGTTAGTTGATGCATCTCCGCGTAACTTACCAGCATCAAGTGGATTAACAAATAAAACCATTGGTTCTAAGTCTTCATCGTTAAATTTGTCGATTGCTGATTGTAAGCCGTTTAACTTAGTGATGTCCGCATTAACAGTAAGTTTAGCTCCCATTAAAGCCTCTAATACGTCATTGTCAACTTTGTTAGCATGTGCTAAACCGTGTTGACGTACTTGTTCGCCTTGAGGGTCTCCGTAACCACTTAATAAAGCCTCATCTGTGATAGATGTACCTTTAGCGATTTTACGGATTTTAGCCTCACGTTTTTTCGTTTCTAAGATGTCGGTAGGGATTTTTTCGCCCTCTGCAACTACTTGTGCATCTCCGCTATAAACGAATGCTGGGAATGTCAAAGTGTCTCCCGGTTGTCCTTGTAATGTGCTATCTACTTCTGCAAATGAAGCGAAACGCAATTTCTTTTCGAGTTGCGCTTGCATCATAGGCGCTAATACTTCTGGAATGATTTGATTACTTGTTTTAGTAAGTCCTTGTGGCATGCTTATACCTCTTTCTTTGTTTAATTTTGATTAACTAATTTTTCGAATGTCTCACGATCGTTCAAATACAATTCGTTACGTTCAGCGACACTCATGTTGTCAAACTTTTCTTTCGTTACACCTGAGTCCGGATTACCTCCGCCTTGTGGTGTTTTACCTACAGGCTTAGACGACGCAAATAAATAAGGTTTAGACTCTTTAAGCGTTTTAATCGCTTCATCTAAACCTTTTACAGTGCCGTCGTCTACTAATTCCAGTTCATCTTTATTGATGAATGCTAGAATGTCGTTAGCGTCATTTGCTTCTTTAGCAACCGCTAACTTAACTGCGTTATTAAGTTGTGTTTCTTTATACTTTGTCTCCAACTCTGAATTTTGATTCTTTAATTCTTCGAGTTCTTTTTGAATCTCGCTATCATCTTTAACAGAGTCTTGCAATTTGACAATTTGTTCATCACGTTTAGAAATCTCTTCTTTCAACTCTTCAATTTCGGTATTCTTGTCGTTCAGTCTCGAACGTGGTACCATTCCCGATTTTGATTCGTCAATCGCATCAATTACCTTCTGCTTGTCGATTTCTCCGTCTTTAAATTGTCCTAACAATGTGTATAAATCCATTTAAACTACTCCTTTTTACGAGTTTTACGTGCAACGCCACGAAGAATTTTGGTATAAAAAGAAGCAGTTTAACGACATGCTAAGGTCGAGTAGTAAAGAGACAACTAAAAAAGTGTGAAATCATTATTTTTAGCATTTTCTTCGCTAATAGATGTTTTAACCATATCTAAATCAGCTTCATTTTTAACTGTTACGTTTACAACAACTTTTTCGTTTTGTAACTCTATTATCTCTTCGTACAAGGATTTAATGCGTTCTAACTTTTCTATAGCTTCGCCAGTATCAACATTTACTTTTATTTTAAAATCCATATCAATTACCACCTTTTCGCTTATATTTCTCCCACTCACGATAAGTCATGAATGGGATAACTTCATTTTTACCATCGTCTTTACGTGCTCTCATTACAGTTGGCAATTCATTTTCATCAATATAATAAAGTAATTTGCAACGACAATTAATATTCTCTTTCGCACTGTTTACACCAATAAATAGCTTGGGCGCCTGCCCAACACACCCACTTGATTTAAAATTCTGATCTATTTCCACTGATTCCCCATCTAAATGACGATGAGTATCACGTGTTCGTGTATCTTTAGTAGCATGCCAACGTTTCTTCATCTTCAAACCGTTATCTTTAGCAACCATTGCGCTATCAAGTCCAGCTTGCGACATCGCTCTACCCGCTTCTGTACGTGCTACACGCAACGATTGAGCTTTAGACATACCAATATCATCACGGATTGCTTTCGCTATCTTAGAGTAGCCCTCTCCGCTCATAATGCCTTGTGTGATATGTAAGCGTATCTTTTTCAGCACTTCATCACGATGCTTCTGTAGCGTCGGTACTAATCGAATGAACTCAATAGGTTGTTCAATAGCTGATGTGATAACTTCTTTGCTAGGAACATCAAACTGCATAGATGTTTGACTCGCCGTCTCATATAAATAAAGGCTCATAAGGAACTTTTCTATATAAGCATCTTCCTGCGACTTCTGAATCATCTTAGCTATTTGCCTGTAATCATCAGTCAGCATAGTACCTATACGAGTTAACTCCTTATTGAGCCTGTTATATTTATTAAATTCAGTCCATGTAACATACACATCATCACTTTGATACTTCTCAAACATATCTGCGATGATTTGTTTTATCTCTTTAAGTCGATTAGCAAATAGTTGTTCTATAGGCTTCTCAGCTTTAGAGATTAGACTGTCGATATACTCATCAATATCATTCTGATTCTTTATTGTTAGATCTTTCTTGTTGTTGGGCACCGTCAGCACCTCCGTCATCTAAATTAGGCAGTTGCTTGTTGTACTCCATTTGTTCTTGTTCTATTCGTTCGAGTTCTGCTTGCAAATCTTCGACAAACGGGTGATTTTCTAGTACTGTTTCATGGCTTACAATTCCCATAGATTGTTGAGCTGTTTGTACTTGTAATTCTGTGTTCGCTACTTTGTTGTAGTTGAAACTAATATCGACATCTTTATGTTCTCCTTTGATGTCGAAGTGCTCAAACACAAACCAAAGTAACTCCTGTATAGCAACTTTAGCTTTACGCGCTAACTTATCTGCTTTCAAGTTTAAGTTAGTATATAGAAACTCTAACGCAACCCCACTTGGAGCAGAACCGAATTTATCAGAACTAAAGTCAACCGCTTGACCAAACAACATTATTTTTTGATATAACTCATCTAAATACTTTTTACTGTTTTCAACTGGTACTTCTACCTGTATTGTGTCGACACCCCCGTTATCCGATACTTTTATCGCCCCGTAATAACGTAGTAACCGTTTGAATTCTGGCAACTCTTGGTCATCATAGTTCTTTAATACATACGTTAATTCGTTTGAATCTTTAAAAGTATTGGATAAATCAGATAATCGCCTGTTATACGCATCAATCAATGTTTTATACATAAATATATCTGACATTTCTAAGTCATTATTTTTGAATGGAATAAATGGAATCTTACCCCACGACCCTGTACTAAAATGTGTTTTTGAATTTTCCAAATTATTAGAGTAATCCGGAATAAGCGAGTCATTTTCATAAACGTAGTAATTAACCGTTATTTTATCCCAGTATTCAACTTTAGTTTCATTTTCCAATTTATACATCCTGATAAACGCCTCTAATTCTTCGTGCTCTTTATCAGTCCATATAGGAATACCTTGTTCTGCTGGTACTCTAAATAACTTGAACTCTCCCTCTTCATCAAGGTATGGATGCAACCATTCAATACCTTTATTGCTAGCTCCTGTTAGTACACTGTGTAACTTATCATCGAATCTATTGCCCAAAACTTCATCAATACGTTTAACTACTTCATCATCTGTATGTTTAAAAGCGATAGGCTTACCTACAATATAAGAAACTTTTTGATCTACTAGGTTAGCATGGAAGTTGGTAATCATTCTGTCATCTGGTTTCAATGGGTCAACTACTCCTGTAGCATCAACTGGCTTAGGTTCCTTAACAATATCAGGACGTTGCTCATAATATTCTTGACCGATTGAGATTTCAGATAACTTTTCTAAATGTTGTTTTATATATCTGACAATCATTTCTTCCAATGTTTCCGGTTTGTTGTTAATCCTCACAATAGCATCAAATATTTCTGTTTGTGTTGGTTGGCTAGGGTACAAAATATTACCTCCTTTAATTAAAGCCTGTGCCACTTGGCTTATTAGCTGTATAAACTGCATATCTTAACGCATCTAATGTGTCATCGTTTAATTTAACTGGTTCGTCTGCATTATCTTTCCAAACATAGTTGTATATTTCTTCTTTAAACAAACTAACTTTTTCTTTGATAATGAATATTTTATTTAACTTGAATAACCTAGAAATAACTTCAATGCCAGCAATAACAGCTTTGTCAGCATATCTTGCTTTTATCTTCTCTCTTCTAAATCGTTCAATATGTTCAGGTCTGGCTGTATCACAATAAAAAAGAATATCGCCATGCCTTTTTATAACTCCTTTTGCAATAGCTACCCAGTCATCTATTTCTTTATGTCTGTGTGCGTGTTCTTCAATAACGTACTTGTTTCCGTCGAAGTCTTCCGCTACAACCATAATAGAACCATAATGCTCATATCCCCAGTCGACGCCTGCATATTTCCTTTTTATTTGTTTAGTTTTAAATTCTTCTTCTGTGATGTAATGAACTTTTTCTTTGAAATCTTTATATACAACACCCTCAGCAGAAACCCACTTACCATAAATGTCACGATCTGTGAACATTCCTGTTGGTGTACTCGCTATAATCGATTCAATATATTCTTCATCTAAAAATGTATTGTCGAACAAAGTAAATTGAAATGCTTTGATATTTAGTCTTCCATTCGATAATCGTTGACCACTCTTATCAATGTAATCTTTTTTAACTGGATGCATTGGGTTTTCGGGGTTTGTATCAATTAATATTCTCGCGCCTTTGTAACTACAACGTGAGAACACTTCTTTAATAAACATATTGTGTAATGCTGTTCCCTCATTTAAAAAAGCACCTGCTGAAGTAAAACCACGCGCTTTTTTCCATGCATCCGAGTTTTGTCCGTCGAATACATACACTTTATTACCAAATATTTTGACTGCGTTAGATTTATCGAGTGTTAACTCTCTACCTAGTATTAACTCCATATCATCTAGTATGTTACGTCTTATAGATGCTTGCGTTGCTCCTCCAATAATGAAGTTAAGCCCCTTGTCTTTATAAGTAGCTATGTGCATTAAAAAAAGCAGGATAAACACATACGTTTTGCCTGCTCTCTTTGCACCACTCGCTATTAATACTTTGGGTCTATCGTTTATAAAGCAGTTCCAGACTTCTTGTTGTTTCGGGTTTAACATTTCATTAATCATCATTAACACCCGCTAACTTAATAAGTGCTTTAGCAACTTCTGCTTCTTGTGAATTGTTTTCTGATTTATCCATCTGGTCGATTTTTTTCTCAAGCATCTTAATTTCAGTTTCAAGCTTTTTATTAGTCAGAACTTCATTGCCTAACGTCATTCTATTCATGCCGTCCAAACTAGCGAGGAATGCATCAGCTGTCGCTTTCTTTACTCCCTCTACTTCAATATCGTTCTTCGCTGTATTCTTTAACCACTCATACTCTTCAAAAGCCTTTTGGCGTGTCCATTTTGATTGTTCAGCTACTTCTTGACGCAATTTTTCGTACCTTCCGGAAACCTTCCGATTTTTAAAAAGTGTACTCGCTTCTTTATCTAGATATTCCCCACTCTTACCTTTAGTCGAATACCCTGCGTCAATATATGCTTTCCGTTGGCTCTTGCCCTCTATGAGTCCTAGCACAAACTTTTCTTGCTTCGGTGTTAATTTAATCAATTGTTTTCACTGTATCACACGCCTTTACGTTAATTACTCTAGTTATTTAAATATAAAAATGCTCCTACATCTTGTGCAGGAGCTACGTTCAATAAATGTGAAAGGAGGAAAATAGTTATGACTCAAAATGCAAGAATTAAACTACCCACCATATAGGCAGGTAGTAAGTGATTAATAGCGTAACATATCAACTTTACATGTTTGTCACTTCTCAATCACATCGATGAGAACATCTAATGTGGCTATTACCCCACGTCTTAAGATAATTCTTACAAATCAATTATATAAAATTAATTCACAGTTTAAAAATAGTGTCATTTTCGTCATTTCTGTCATTTTTGTCATTTTCGTCACTGTAGTAGATAAATCTTTTCTGCCAACTCATCACGGCGTGCTAGGAAGTTATTTCTGTTCAATTTAGAATTAGGCATCTTCTTGATAATTGCATCCCTGTTATAACCTTTCTTCAATAACTCTAAGAAACAAAAGTCAACGTGTCCTAATTTCTGTTGCGATTGATTTATAAACTCAACCTCTTTTAACATCTGCGCATATCTTTTATTTGCTCTCTCAAGCCTCACAACAACATCTTCAACTTTGCTTGAGTTTTCCCCTTGTGGTTTCGGTAACGTCGCTTGTATGCCATACTGTGCGATTGAATTGCTATCATATTCCGGTATTACATCAGCTAATACATTGCACTTCATTTTATGTGTGCCTATCATATTAACAATTGACTCTTTGCTATACATCTACTCTGACACCTCCGCCCTCATCAAATCACACTGATCGCTCAACTTTGCGAAGTCACTCGGCGCCTCTACATCATCATTAGCCGTCATCATAATATATACTTGCTCAGTTACATACTTACCTAACTCATACATCGCTAGTAAGAATAATAATCTTAGTATTTGCTTAATCATTTTTTATCTACCTTCTTTACTTCGTATAAGACCGGATATAAATTTAAAAAGTGTATTCTATATCCAATCGTCTTAACTTTTACTTTATCACCTACTTTTAACCTAGCTTGTATGTCTGCGCTATCAAATTTCTTTTTGAATAATAAATCAGAATTTTCAATGACTTGTTTGTTGTCTAATACAATATAGAACTTGTCTTCTTTATCTTGTCTCTTGTTATATTTATCTGTAATTGTCCCTTGATGTACTTCTTTGTTTTGGTAACTAGCCACTGTATAGATAGGAGATATGACAACAAGCATCAGTGCGATTACGCCGAATAATCGCAGTATTCCAGCAATAAAGATATCAAACCAATCCATATTTTTAAGTTTTTTAATCATCATTGTCATCTCCAGTATCAATTAAACTAGGCATCATTCTTAACATAGCCCTTAATTCATGTTCATTCATATTAGCCATCATAGGACTGTAAAATTCACTGTCTTTATCATTAATTTCTTTAATGAAATCATCTTCAATCTTAGCTTTTTCTTCAGGTGTTTTATTTTTATATTTTTTGATTATTTCAGTGTACTTTTTCGGGAATTTCATTTTAGGTATGTTAATCATCATCTGCCTCCTCAACATTGATCCCAACTATATAACCTTTGTTCAATACAAGTTCTCTGCCATAATCTTTTTCTATCGTTAAATAGTCATCATCATTTCTAAAATTGTCCAAAACAAATACTATTTCGTTAAATAATTCATCTTCATGTAATATCAAACTACTACCGTCATGTAATAAAATTCTCAGCTGATTCATTTCCCATGCTCCTCAATAAGTGTGATTGATTCAATCGTATCTGTTTTAATATACGTTGGTTTCTTGATTATAGTACTTGCGTAAATATAACCATTAAAACTCGTCATTCTTTCAACATATTTTTCAAAAGGTTCAGCTGTTTTTACAAAATAAACTCCACCTGAAATAGTTTTAATTTTAACCTCCGTCATTTCCCACACTCCCTTATATTTTCATACAACTGACCCACTTTAATAACTGCACCTCTTTTAACTTGCGCCTCGTACCTCTCTTTCGCTTCTTCTTTACTCTCTGCCTCAATAACTGTAAACCTTTGATTACTCTTAGCTTTAGTTATGTGTGTATGTTTACGTCCTGTTGAATCTTTGAATGTTGTGACTAAGTATTGTGTCACTTCCCCAAAACCTCCTTGACCCGATCTAATATGTCTTTACACGTATCCTTTTCCTGCGTCTGCTGTTCCATCTTGTCTTTCGTGGTTCCTTTTCATTTTCTTTTTGTATGCGTCAATGAGTTGGTCGATAGAATAGTATTCAATAGCAATGGCAAATGGTAAAAATGAAGTATGAATATACCAACCAGTATAGAGCTCATCAATGTCAAACATGAAATCATCCACTACACAACTGTCATTGAAATCAATTTCAACATTTTCTATATAGTAGTTAAAATCTCCCTCTTCTACATAGTCTAGAATTTCTTCAATTTTTTCTGCTTGTTGATTCGCAATACTCAAACCAAACGCCAACATGTCCGCTAGTTCATCTAACTGAACATCTAACGGCTTACCTGGTTTCTTCTTCCAGTTCTTAAACGTTTCCAATGTATTAAACCATTCAAAGAATTCAACTACATATGCAATCTTGCTATCTCGTAAGTTTAGCGTCGGTATTCTATCGTCGAACTCCTTTTGTATTTGTAAAAGTTCTTTTAATTGATCTACTGTTAAATTATTCATTTATTTGTTATCTCCTATCGTTTTAATTCCTCAATAAATTTAAGCACTCTATCAATATCAATCTGTTCATTTTCTGACTTGCGTTTATTCAACCAATAATCTAACTCGTACCACCAGTCGTCGTTTAAACACTTTTCTTGTAGCAATGCATCACGTTGGTCGATGATTTCAAGCATTTACTCGTCCCCCTTAATTAGATAAATTGGTTTAGTAATAAAATCTATAATGCTAATAACTGAATCATCAGACAGTTTATAATGTGTATCTCTAATATCTCCGACCAATTGCACAATCTCTAGACTTTCGTTTGTTTCATGGTTATATACTTTATCTCCTACACTAATACTCATTTTCCTGCTCCTCCTCATATTTATAGACAACTTGACTTACCATAATACCTACTGCTTCATCAAGATCAATATCTTCTTTGAGTGCATCTTGCATAGCATTAGGTAAACCCTCAAGTATTTCATCAAACGCTTGCGCTTTCTTATACACGTCCTCAATCTCTTTTAATAATCCCTCTGTGTCATTACCGTTATACGCACTAGCACTAATAACGGACTGTTCGATTTTTTCGCGATTATTCATTTGTGTCATCCTCCATAAAAATTTTATTGTTTAATTCCATTCCGAATTTAACTCTTTCATCATCGTTACCGAATTCGTTTATTAAATCTTTTTCAACGCTCTTGCAATACCTATCCCATGCGCTTGCTTTCTTCTCCAGTTCTTTGTTACAATCTCGTAACTTCGCTATATCCCCAATAAGCTCATCTCGTTGCTTCTTGTACTCTTCACGATCTTTTAATGCTTTGTGAAGTTTATCTAATAACTTGTTAGAGTTAGTACAAAGATTTTTATATTGTTCATCTGATAAGGTGAACGTCATCTCATAACCTCCAATAGCATCTCATTTTCAAAAATATTTCCAACAATTTCAATAATATCGTCATTTTCACTTAGTAATTCAGTTACATTGCTAAAAGTTATATAAAAGGCTCCTTCTTTAAACTCGATAAAACTTACTTCTCTCGAATAACAATCTTGAACAATATCCCCTTCATAAATCTCCACACCGTGCACATCTTTAAATCCTGTGTATTGTAATAGTTTTACTTCATTGAAACTTTTATAACCTGTTGAAATCAAAATGTACCCACTATTAAAATCGATTTCGTCAATAATACTCATAACTTTTTTATCTTTATCCCAAGCTTTAAATTTCAACATCATTCTACCAACTCCCCATCTTTCCAAATTAACGTCATAGTTAGGTCGTCGTTTAAGATATAGAATGCTTTGATAGGGAAACAATGTTCATCTAAACGTTTGTTTATACTAATATTAGCGTGTGATATAGCGGTACAATCTCCTTCTTGAAACTCGTACACTTCAAACAACTCATCAAATACCGTATCTTTGGTTACTTCTTTTTCAATATCAACTATGAAGGGGATATCAATTGGAATAAAACTTGACGTCGAACACTTATTTGTATTTGGATGAAAACGAACGAATCCATCACTAAATCCTGTTGAAAAAAATATTTTCCCTTGTGATAGCTCCGGATTTTCTCGCGCCCATTTAATTAATTCATCTAATCTCATTTCTTTTTTAACTTTGATTTTCATTGTTATATCTCCTCTTGAATAGTGAATTTATCGTTAATTGATACGTATCCAGTCACATTACATAAGATGCTATCAACATCAAAAGTCACACAACAGTTGCGTTCAACATCGTTTGAATAGAGTCTTTTATTACCTGATAACTTGGGGTTATCCCAAGCCCATTGGATAAGTTCAGGCAAGTTCACTTCTTTTTCAATTTTGATTTTCATCATTTCCATCTCCTCTAAAATAAAGTTAGTTGCTTCTGCTCCTCGTATTCCAAACCATGTTGCTTTATATATGTTTCAAGCTCTTCCGCTGTATCAAATGTCTTTTTCACACCTTGCCAACCTGGTACGATATGTCCGTGAAAGTAATAAGTGCCGTTTACTACATGGATATGTGCCACTCGTTCGTTATCCTGATACAGATATCTCTTAGATCCAAAGAATTGATTTAGGTATTCTTTACGCGCGCTATCTGTCATGGTCATCACTCCTTTTAACAATTAGGCAGACCAAACGACATGCATTCGTCGTATAGCTCTTCATTACTTATGCTTGCCTTATAGTTTTCAATCACATTGCTAACTTCTTTATGACTCATTGCTTTAACTTGTTCGTCTGTATATTTTTCGCAGTCTTCTAATTCCAGTTGCTCCTGTAATGACATCACATATTCAACTTGTCTTTGGGTTGCCATCGTTAACCCTCCCACAAGTCAAAAGCTCTTTGGACGTAAAACTTCGCCTTTGCTAAATCCTCATGACCATTCTTTAACGGTGCTCTAGACAAGTATTTGATTGCATTACCTATTGCGAATGCTAGTTGAGGTGGATACTGTGCCGTAACCTGTTCGATAAAATCTATAATTTCAATGTCGCCGTATGTGTAGTGCGCTGGTTGCTTAACATTGTCTTGCGTTTCGTTCATATCTACTTTTCTGTTACTGATTACAATCATTATGCTTCACTCCATTTCTTGAACATTTGGTTATAAATGACATCGAACCAGTACGGATCACGTGAATGTTTCTGTGGTACATTAAACAAATGTGGCTTCTTTCTTCTTAGCTCAGCCTCTTTACGTCGTTGCCTAGCCATTTCACGCTCTTTGCTCTCTCGCTCCATGATTTTGGATAACACGATTTCTTTATACTCAGCTAGGCGCATGCCATAAGGTGCGTTTAAGGCTTCTAACAACGCCCAGCCACCTCGTACTCTTTTTGCAACCATTCCTGGAGTTAAACCATTCTTTTTTATCAATTCATTTTCATGTTCGGTAAATTTATATGGTTTACCGTTAATCTTTACGATACTCATTTATTCCACCTCTATATATGCATGTCTTATTTTTATGTCGTCATACTTCAATAACTCATCTGGATTTTTATCTAAACACTCTGCTAGCATATCTTTTTCATCATCCACATCATCGAAATGATGATATTCAACTTCTGTAGGTATTCTTATATCAATCGTTGCATTTATATATGCTTGTTGTTGCATTAAATCACTTCATTTCTCTTTTTCTTTTACGTCTGACTTTCACTAAGTCCTCATATACCATCCATTCTTGACCTGTGTATTTAGGCGCTTTACATATCCACGTTAAATTCACATCTCTATACCGATATCTGAATATCTTCGCTTTGATGTTGGCAACTTCGGTCGCCTTACCTTTAACGTCTACAACTTCAACCAGTTTCCCTTCCTTCCACAAAGAGAAATCGGCTATATACGTAATCGGTCTTTGTTTCCCGAATTTAGGTTGTAATTCAAATTTCGGTTGTATTTCGATACGATCATAGTTAGTGCCATTCATATTACTTTCTAAATATTGGTAATATTCGCACTCTACTTTGCTATCAAATACAATTCCTTTGTACTCCACTTTCTTAGCGTTGTATTTACTCATTGTGCCACCTCTAAATATCAAATATCGTTGCTTGTAATCCTAGCTCTTGTTCATATAGAAGCCCGTGAGCGCCTTTGAATCGTTTTAGGTCACTTTCAGTCATGATTTTCTTTTCGTCGCTGAAATGGGCTCCTGTGAGCGAATAAACTTCATTTACGTTGTCTTTATACTTGATGACCTTAATATCTTCTGTGCCATCTTCTCGGTATAAGTAATATTTTTCTTTCGGCATTTTTAACACTCCTTAATATTCGACGATAGCGGGGCGTGTGTGACGCTCTGCAAGTTTTTGGATAAATAGGTCATATAACTTATTTTCGTCTCCCTGTGCCTCGTCTATGAGTTTCTGAGCGTACATATCTGAACACTCAAGTTTAGTTTTTAAAAATTCTTTGGTTACCATGCGTCTCGCTCCCTGAAATCGTCTCCGATTACTCTTACTTTTCTTGCGTTGTGTTTCATTCTCGAATTGATACGTTGCCAGTTCATATTTTGATTTAGTTCTTTATCACTAAAGTTTGTTGTAAAGATATTGTTTTTACCTACTCTGTTATCAACAATGCTAAAAAGTTTATTTAAAGTGTGTTCTGTGTTTTCCACACCCATATCATCTAGTACAAGTAAATCAATCTCACTAAGTAATTTGACTAGTTCGTCTGTAGTCTCTACTGCATTTTTGTTGTATGTCGCTTTGATACGATCCATCAACATTGGTATATGCATAAAAGCAACTGTATGCCCTTTAGCTTTAACTGCTTTTGCGATAGCGTATGCTAGGTGGCTTTTACCAGTTCCATATGAACCTTGCAATATTAATGATTTTGGTTCTTTTGTAGAGAAGCCTTGTACGTACTCTATTGCTGTTTGCTTAGCTTGTACTTGTTTTTCATTTTGTGGCTTGTAGTTTTTGACTGTTGCATCTCTTAAAGACGGATTAACGTTTGATTGATTGAATATGTTGTTTATCTTCCGTTGCTTGTTTCGCTTATATTCCTCATAGATTTCACATTTGCAACCGTCTTTATACTCGTAACCATTCGGGTGTTTTTTAGTAGGAGCAAACTTATATAAGTCGTATTCACTTCCACATCTCTCACATTTCAATCCTTTTTCGACATGAGTAGGTTGATATTTTTTCAAGCTTTCGTTTATCTTTTCGCTGAATAGTGGTTTCATAATATCCCCCTAATCCCAATAACTTTCGTCGTACTTCATGCGTTCCAATTGATCTATGCCAGTTGGTTGCGCTTTTTGATTGAGGTACCCCTCAAATTTATTGCCAAAAAGTGTTTCTGGTCTAAGGTATTTATCGCTATCCGTGTTTAGCCACTCAGCTGTTTTGATATCAATCACCTTTTTAAAATCCTCCAACCTAAAATCTTGATTCCATCTTGCTTTAATAAAATCTTTTGATTTAGCTGTATTGTGTTTAAAATGCTTTCCTGTTTTTTTGTTTAAGTATTCGATAATTTCTTTATAGGGAATGGAATACACAGTCGGGTTGCCCGACAATATACTTCCATCATTATTAGTATTGTTATTATTAGTTAAATCATTATTAGTACTATTATTATTAGTAGTACGCCCTTTTCGGTTTTCCGTTTTTCCGTTTTCCGAAAACCCGTTTGCCGATAATCCGTTTTCCGAAAATGGCATTTCGGTTGGTTTTTCGTAAACTAAGTATTCAAAACCTTTAAACACACCGTTTTCAGCTCTTTTTTGTATTCTGTGAACATATTTATTATCCATAAGTTCTTGAACGCCACTATTGATTGATTTTTGTCCATCATTCATATGTTTAACTACTTCTGACGTGTATATTTGCCAATTGTCAGGACGACTTAGGAAATACAATAATATCCCTTTAGCTTTAGCACTTAAATTACTATCGAACACAAAAGATTTATGCACAGTTACAAAATCGCCACTTTCTTTTATCGTTCTAAATGTTGCCATTTCGTTATCTCCTTTCTGGTATAATTTTATTATCGCTATTGCGTTAGATTGGGGGTGAATAATTATGGATCCTATTTTAGGTAAAGGTATTGATAAAATTATTGAAGGCGCATCAAAAGGGCCTGTAGAAACATTCTCTAAAACTTGGGAACTTGTCTTTGGGAAATTCCACCTTTATGTGGATAAAGTTATTTATCAAAGAGAAGTAGAATTTGAAAAATTCAAAGAACAATTTAAAAAAGAAATATCTTCTGTACCTGAAAATAATTTACAAGAACCACAATTTTCTCTTCTAGGTCCTGCTCTAGAAGCTTCAAAGTTTTACATTAGTGAAAAAACTTTAAGTAATATGTTCGCAAAACTAATAGCATCATCTATGGATGACAGAAAAAACTCATTAACCCACCATTCATTTGTTGAAATAATTAAACAATTATCCCCAAATGATGCTATTCTTTTAAAACATTTAAAGAATCACGAAGTACATCCTGCCGTTAAATATAGAGCGGTTTTAAACCCAAAGAATGACGGTATGAATATATCGGACACGTTAATAAAAGACTCTCCGTTAGATATAGAATCAACCGAAATTTCAATTAATAACCTAGTAAGGTTAGGGGTTTTAAATGAAACTTTTGACATGTCTTACTTAACAAAAAAAGGAATTTATAATAAGTTTTATGCTCCTCAGTTTTTAAATCACTTTAATAAGATTATAGAAAAACAAAGATTTGTTTCGGGATTAGAATTTGTTAAAAGAATGTTAAAGTCAGGACACAACCTAGAAACAATAAGTAAACTTTCTGGCATTGAATTTGAAGTATTAAAGTTACATTACAGCCCCTGGGTAATAGACATCAAAAAAGGCTCAATTAGTTTGTCCGCCTATGGTAAAGCTTTTGTAAAAACCTGTATTAACTAAACGGAGATTTTAAAATTTTCTCCACTTTTACAGCATGCATAGCATTTCTAATCTCTTCCGCCAAGATGACGATTAGGAGTGCTATTTTTATTATTCTTAGTCTATTCATTCCTTTTTCTCTCCTTTCAACATTTTATTGAGCCTCTCATCAACTTTTATCCACGAGTCATGCAAGTGATATTTATCATCAAACGACTTAACGCCAATCGCATGTTGCTCGTTGTGATGTTCGCGACATAGCGCTAATACATGTTTGTCATAGTGATTCATCTTGTTTCTGTTCATGCCTCTGCCGACTGTTTCATAATGTGCTAGGTCAGCTTGAGGCTTTCCGCATATTACACAGTTGCGGTTAACAGTTGACCAGTATAAGAATGATTTATCTTGTTTCAGCAAGTCGCTTGTTTTATAACTAAGCGGTATGTCGTTGTGAAATATCCAATCGAGTGTTACCTCGATAATTTGATTCGCTTGCATCCGTGTACAGTCACTTAACGAAATACTCTTGTCATAGTCATACAGAACCGTTACATATTCTTGGAACAAATACCTCATATAGTCACGTGGTTGGCCTGTGTGGCTCTCTATGTCGTTACAGAGCGCAAATATTTTTCTTCGTTGCTTGTCTGTTATTTTGAATGGGTCTTCGATTCGCAAATCACATTCGACTTCGTAGCCGTTATCAAGTAATAATGTTTCTTTGTCTCCTAGCTCGGCACCCTCGATAACGACTGTTGTTGTGCCGTCATCTTGAGTGATATAGTTTTTGATTTGAGCCATTTAATCACGTACTAGAAAGGTAAATCATCGTCAGAGATTTCTATAGGACCATTAGCATTAGCAAATGGATTATTTGATTGCTGTCTATTCTGTGGTGCGTTATATGAATTATGCTGTTGTTGGTTGTTAGATTGACCGTTGTTTTTACGTTCAACGAAAGTTATATTGTTGACTGCGATGTCTGTAGTAAACACTTTCTGTCCTTGATTATTTTCATAACTACCGGTTTGTATTGAACCAGTAACGCCAATTTTATTACCTTTATTAAAGTTATTAGCGATGATTTCAGCAGTCTTACCAAATGCAACACAACGAATGAAGTCTGTTTCATATTCGTTAGTTTGTTTGTTTTTGAATGGTCTCTGTACTGCGATTACAAAGTTAACTACGTTGTTGTTTTGACCTTTTAACTCTGGATCTGCCACTAGGTTCCCAATTAAATTTACTGTATTCATTGTTCAATTCCTCCAAGCCATTTTTTTATCTGTTGTCTGGTTACATTGATTTGGTTTTTATTCAGTGCTTCGACGTTCATTTTTTCTAATTTGTTAATTTGTTTCTGGTATTTTTCCGCGAATCCACTTTCTTTAGCTATGGCTATAAAATCATTAACTTCTTTAGTTAGTATGTCTTTAAATTCTTGACTTACTGTTGAATATTTATCTTGTTTTTGTTTTGCGTCTGCGTCATCTTCATCAGTTGGAATGTTAAAGAACTTCATTAAGAAATAGCGTTCAGCATAAGTTAACGCTGTGCCATGTGCTTGTGAAATATCATTTTGTTGACCGTAAGCGTGATAACTTACTTCATACTGTTCTTCTGGTTTATCAGCATTAATCCATGTATAATTCAAATCCATTTCAACTATGAATTCTGTCACTTCTTGACCTTTTTTGTTTTTAAAAGTATGTGTCGTCCAATTTTCATTTGACGTATTGGGGACTAACAATAAATTATGTTCAATCATCTTTTCTCTTATTCTGTGTAATATTTGAGATCCTGAAACATACGAGAAGTTATAACCCTTAGTATCTTTTGTGAAGCCCGCAATATTCGCTTTAACATCTGCTATTTTTTGGTACAAATTAAGTTGTTCGGCCATCTATTCTCCCACCTTTACCGTGTATGACGTTGGTTTCTCAACAATGCTAGCACCCTCTAAAACTTCGCCGTTTGCGTCAATTAAAGTGCCGTTTTCAGTTACATTGAAATCTTTCTTAATGTCTGATTGGCTAAGTTTTTTAGTTACCTTTACATAGTTGTCAAAACCTCGTTGCTCAAGTTGTTTAATAACTTCTTGCTCATTGCTAACTTGAATGACTTTTGAACCTTTTCTGGCTGTCACTTTTCCGTAAGGTGTATTCAACTTGAATTTGCTATCTTGTTCTTTTTGTATTCTGAAATATTCAATTACAAGGCTTTGTAAATATTCTTTGCCACTCTGTAATTTTTCTACTTCTTTATCTTTCCATTCGTTTATGCGTTCAATTTCTTTATTTGCTAACTCGTTGATTTCATTCTCTTTAGTTGTGATTGCATCTAGTTTCTTAAAGACCCAGTTAGCACTGTCTAAGTCTGTTACTTTGAATCGGTCGTCTTGTTCAAATGTTTCTAGTTCTCTCTCTTGTAATTCATTCACTTTTCATGCCTCCTACCATTTCATGACTAAGTTAATTAGTCTGTCCTGTTCGTCTGTGTTCTCTTCAATCCATTCGTTTATAACGTCGTGCATTGCATCCATTGCAATATATAGTTCGCTTAAATCTACGACATGAAATGATTTAAGTGGAACATTATTCATATCCTTAACTTGTATACTGATACCGTCATGTCTCTTCATCGCAGACACTTTAAATTCGAACCCGTTAAAGTTTATAATTTTATTTTTTATCTCACCCGCTTTGTAATACATTCTTTTAGTCCTCCTTGTATTCTTCGTACTCCTCTTCGCACTCCTCGTTATCTTCTTCGTTTTGTAATTCATAAATTTTGTTTTTCAGTTTTATATTTTCTTTTTCCAATTTTTCGTTTTTTCTTTCTTCCGCAAAATACTTACCTCTGTAAGTATCTTCTTCTTTATCTTTAACAGCCTTTATTTCAATAAGTTTTCTGTACTCGTTCAATGTGATTGTTACTGTCAATTCTTGATTTGCTACAAAATTATCTTCTTCATTTCTGTATCCTGAGAAATCTTTAGTGTAATAATGTTGTTCTGTTTTAATATTTTCAGCCATAGTTGACTACCTCCGTATATTTTGATTTAATTAAGTTGTATATTTTGATAAATGTTTGTCACTGTTACTTGTTGTCGCAAGTGGCAGTTTTTTTATTCTTCATAAAAGTATTCCTTATAAAATATGAATGTTGCGATACTTGCGAATCCCGCGATTGACCATGCTGTAGTGAAGTACAGCAATGGCATAAGCACAATTGCTAAGACTGTGAAGCATAGTATTGCTACTAGGTAGCTTTTATAAATGTTACTCATTTGATAACTCCCTCCTGCCTTAATACTTCGTGAATAATTCCGAGTTCGTACATTTTGTTAAACCAATAAGTCGCCATTTCTTCACTCATTTTTAGTTCCTCCTACAATTCGTTTTCGAATTTCATTTCAATTTGCTTGATTCTGTATAACGTAGCTTGTGACGGGAACCAATTAGCAATCATTTCGATTACATCATTGAAATGTTTTTGTCTTACATTCGTTCTTGAACTTGCACCAGTCATCTTTTTCACTTCTGAATTAATATCCCTGAATAATTCGCTACGTTGTTTTTGATTTGTTATCGCATGTAGTCTTTGTATGTGAGCTACTCTTTGATTGATAGTTCTAGTTAAGAAATTGTAGTCTCCCGCATCCAGTTTTTGATTTTCTTTCAAATCAATAACATCATCTTTTACGTTTTTAATTTCTTGTTTTGTTTCTTCTGTAGCTTCAAACATTAATCTCAATGCTTGCATTGGGTCGCTAGGTACTTGGTAAGCACCAGTTTTTCTTAATGTTGGTAAAACTTCCGAAGTTACCCAACGTTTGAACCGCTTCGCATTTTCTAATTTGCTAGAAAAGATTAAACTGTATAATCCTGATTCGTTGATGATCGTTACATTTCTGTTTTGACCTGCCGTCGCGATTTGCGACGTCAGCTTATCTTCTGCATCAACATGTTTTGACAAAGCATCTCGTCCGTTTGCGTATCCTAAAATGTCAGCAACATCTTTTCCTATAAAATATGGTTCTCCGTCAACCTCTAATGTTCTTACTGGTAATTCTTCAAAATTAAATGTTTGTAATTCTTGCATAATGTTTATGCTCCTTTCGTGTATAATGTTGTTATCAACCTAAGGAGGTGATAAGTATGAAACTTCTAGTTACTTTAAAGGATGGTTCAAAAAAACATGTTTCGGATTTAAAGAAAATTGTTTTTCCAGGATATGAAGGAATTGAAACTGTTACAAAAGAGGAAATCGAAACATTTTTTCTAGACCCTACTAAAACTTATGTGTTTGTTGGATCTCAAACTCTAAGTGTGGAGGCAGGGCAAATCCTTACCGTTGAATTTAGCTAACCTTTTTCAACAACTCTGCAACTGCTCGCAACAGTTCAGGGTTGTTGTTTCTTTCTAAACAGTAACTAGCATGCTTGAGTAATTTGAGTTTTAATTTATTTTTTTCTTTCGCAATTCTAAATTTTTGTAACATTTGTTGTTCCTCCTTTATTCGAAATCATCGATAGTTAATTCTGAAACTCTCTTTTCATAGATGTATAAATAATAGTTTTTGATTTCTCGATAAACTTTTGCTGCTAGGTTGTATTCACTTTCACTCAAGTCTGAATTAAGTGTCACTCCAAAAATTGATAATGTTAATTTTCTAATATGGTCATGAACATCTTGTACATAAGCTTTTTGATGAATTGATTCGAAGCCATGCTGATACTTTTTTAGCGGAATCGGATGATTGAGCTTCCTCAATCTTCCTAGCGACAAATCTTTTGCGAAATTGAGTTTTTTATTGATTTCTTCTAAATCGTCATTATTGATTCTTACTTTACTGAAAATTGCACCTGAGCTGATTGGTTTCTCGCCTTTTATAGCATTTCTAACTTCTTTCGCTATAATTTCTTTCAACTCTTCTTTGGTTAACGTGATTTGTTCCATTGTGTCCTCCTTTTAAGATGTTTGTTTTTGTTCTGTTGACATTTTGGAAACTCTATAAGTAAAAAAAATACCGCACTTATCTTGTGGCAATTCTAGTACTTCAATTACTTTTGCTAAATCGTCAACATTAATTCTAATATGCCCGTTTTCTTTTTTTGAATAAGTTCCTGGTGTCATTCCTAATTTTTTTGCCATATCAGAAATCGAAATGCCTTTAGCAATGCGTTCAGCTTTCATTCTTTTGACGTTGAACTCATACATTTGCTCACCTCCGTTTTTTGAAGTTAACTCAATACTAAACCTAAGTTTCCTAATTGTCAACAAAAATCTCGAAAAATATTTTTTATTCTTTTAAAATGCTAGTTGTTTCCTATATGGAAAAGTGTTATTATACTGTTATAAATAAAACGGAGGTAAATTTGAAATGAGAACTTCAGCGGAAATAGGTAAATTAATCAAACAACTACGAAAAGAGAATAATGTGAATTTAACTGATTTTGCAACTAAGATAGGTGTCAATAAATCTACCTTATCCCGATATGAAAACGGTAGCAGAAAAATACCTATGGAGGATATAGCTGAGATTGCCAATGCATTGAAAGTTACCCCAGAATATTTACTATTAAAAAATAGACAAACAGAAAACGAAGTACAACATCGTGCAGCTCATTTAGAAGGAGAATTAACTGATGACGAGTGGCAAAGAGTTTTAGATTATGCAGATTATATAAGAAGTAAACGTAAGTAAAGGATGTATCAGATGGGATTATATGAAGAAACTTTAATACAACATGATTATATTGAAATAAGAGAGGCTGATGTACTTCCAGATAATTTAGACGGGGTATGGTTAGGAGATTTAATTTTAATAAAGCGTGGTTTATCAGATAGAGAAAAAGCAGGAATTCTCTTCGAAGAATTAGCGCATAATAAACTTACATACGGTGATATAGCCGATTACTCGAATTTCAACAATCGCAAGTTCGAAAATTACGCAAGACGACACGGCTTTATCTCAGCTGTACCGCTACGCGAAATTGTAGAAGCTTATAATTATGGCGTACGCAACTTGTATGAGTTGTCTGAGTATCTACAATTAAGCGAAGAATACATATTAGAAGCAATAGAACAATATAAAAAGATATATGGTATTGGAACTCACTATGGCGAGTATTCTATTACATTTGAGCCGTTGAGAGTTTTTAAATATAAGGAAATATAAACAAAGGAGAAATGAACATGAAAAGATTATTAGGTTTACTATTAGCAAGTACGTTGGTGTTAGGCGCATGTGGTAGTAACGACGGCGATAAGAAAGAGGAAAGCAAGAAAACGGAAACGAAGAAAGAGAACAAAGATAAAAAGAAAGAAACTAAAGAAAAAGCAGAAGCTAAAAAAGAAAATGCTAATCAAAACGATAACAATAATCAAGTAAACAACGAGAACAACACAAACATTAACAACAATCAACAAACCAATAACACATCTAAGCAACAGGTACAGAAGAATCTTCCAGCTACCAATAATGGACAACAAGCACAACCACGCGACCCAAACGAACCTAGTTACGAAGAATATTTAAATGCTAAAAGAGCCACTGAAGAAATGGAAAATAATCCGGACAAAAACCAACATGCTGGAGGTGGTCCAGGAATGTCGTTAACACACCCTAATCAATCATATGATAGTTTTAGAAAAGAAGTAGGAAAAGCAAGAAGTGAAGCAATAGTTGTTCAACAATAAAATTTCGGGTAGCCCGCCTACCCTTATTATTTTTTTGCCAATTTTGAGGAGGGAGCACATGAAAGTAGCAATTTACACTAGAGTTTCAAGCGCTGAACAGGCAAATGAAGGGTATTCTATACACGAACAAAAAAGAAAGTTAATTTCATTTTGTGAAGTTAACGACTGGAATCGATACGAAGTATTTTCAGACCCGGGCGTTTCTGGAGGTTCAATGAAAAGGCCATCATTACAAAAGTTGTTTGATAGATTAGAAGAATTCGATTTAGTACTAGTATACAAATTGGATAGATTAACACGTAATGTTAGAGATTTACTGGAAATGTTAGAAGTTTTCGAAAAAAACAATATAGCTTTTAAAAGCGCAACTGAGGTATTTGACACAAATTCCGCTATAGGCAAGTTATTTATAACAATGGTTGGTGCAATGGCAGAGTGGGAGCGTGAGACAATACGAGAGCGTTCTTTAATGGGTAGTCACGCTGCGATTAGAAGTGGTAAATATATTAGGGCTCGGCCATTTTGTTACGATTTAATAGACGATAAATTAAAACCTAATCAACACGCTAAATATATTCGTTTCATGGTAGATAAGTTAATGATTGGTAAGAGTGCGAGTGAAGTTGTTAGGCAGTTAGAAAGCAAGAAGAAGCCACCTGGTATAACGAAATGGAATAGAAAAATGATTCTTAATTGGATAAAAAATCCAGTTATGCGTGGCCATACTAAATTTGGAGACTTATTAATAGAGAACACTCACGAACCAATTATAAGCGAAGATGAATATTTAAAACTGATTGATATTATCGAAAAACGTACTTATAAAACTAAATCGAAACACAAAGCTATATTTAGAGGTGTTTTGGAATGTCCGCGATGCCAAAGCAAATTACACCTATCTAGATCTATAAAGAAATACGATAACGGTAAAACTCGTGAAGTTAGACGTTATTCATGTGACAAATGTCATAGGGACAACACAGTTAAAAATATATCATTTAACGAAAGTGAAATAGAAAGACAGTTTATAAACACCTTACTCAAAAAAGGAACGGATAATTTTAAAATAAGTGTACCTAAAAAGAAAAGCTACGATATTGAAGATAACAAGGTAAAGATAAATGAACAAAGAGCAAATTATACACGGTCTTGGTCATTAGGATATATCAAAGACGAAGAATATTTTATGTTAATGGACGAAACAGAAAACTTATTAAAAGATATTGAAGAAAAAGCGAAATCAC